ATGAATATGGATTATATAGACGTTAAGGGTCTTCAATTGGTTAGAAGAGATAATACTCCACATATGCGTGAAGTGTGTAAAGAACTTCTAGACGTTGTTTTAGAAAGTAGTGATACTGGGCCACCAAAGGCACTCGCTTTACAAAGGGCTATAGAACTTATTGAGGGGGATGTACCAAATGAAAAGCTTATTTTAAGTCAGGGTTTATCCGATACATATAAGTCTCAAAACTTATCACATGTTCAGGTTCG